TACAGCAGGTGGTGAATTTAAAGTAGGAAGACCAACTGGTGAGCCTTTACAACCCGATAACGTACAAATCACACAACAAACTACATATGGTGGTTATAATACACAACCAATACAAATTGGTAACTCTATTTTATTTGTACAAAGACAAAGAAAAAAAATTAGAGAATTTGCATATAGATTTGAAGATGATGCGTATTTAGCACCAGACATGACTTTACTTGCAGATCATATTACAGGTAACGGAATTACAGATGTAGATTATGCACAAGAACCAGATAGTATTTATTGGGCTGTTAGAGATGATGGAACATTATTAGGTTTAACTTACAAAAGAGAAGAAGACATTATTGCATGGCACAGACATATTCTTGGTGGATCATATAAACTTACATTTAACGGTGCAAGTGATGTAACAGGAAGTGGAACAGATCCAAATTATAATGGATATATAAATATTACATCACATGGTTTATCAACTGGTGATGAAGTTGTTTACAGCGCAGGTGGTGGTACAAAATTATCTGGTTTAGTAGATGGTGAAACTTACTATGTTTACAGAATAGATGCAAATAACATTGAATTAGCATCTACATATGAACAAGCTATTGATAGAACAGTTTTACAAATAGGTGCAGGTGTTGGTGCAAGTCATACACTAACTGCAAAAGCGCAAGTTAAAAGCGTATCTACAATATCTGAAGATACAGAAAATCAAACATGGATAATTGTACGTAGAAGAATTAATGGAAATATAGTACAATATGTAGAATATCTAGATCCGCTTATAAAATTAGATAGTGGATTAACTGGTCTTGTAAATGGTGATAGTACAAGCATTACTGGTTTAGATCATTTAGAAGGCGAAACAGTACAGATATTAATTGGTGACGCTGTGTATCCAAATCAAACAGTAACCAATGGTTCTATAACCGTAGGTTTACCTGCCAATTCTAGTTACAAAAGTATAGAGATAGGATTAGGATATACATCTAGAATTAAAACAATGCGAGTTGAAGCAGGATCACAAGCAGGTACTGCACAAGGTAGAAAAAAGAGATATAATGAAGTTATGGTAAGATTACACAAAACTGTAGGAATTATTATAAATGGTGACCAATTACCATTTAGAACATCATCTACTCCAATGGGCCAAAATATTCAAGAATTTACTGGCGATAAAAGAGTTATTAATTTAGGATGGGATAGAGATGGACAAATAGAAATTAAACAAGAACAACCATTGCCAATGACAGTATTAGCAATTACTGGAACTTTGGCTACAACAGATTAGGAGGATAAATGGCATTTCCATTCGTACCAGTTTTATTAGCCGCAAGTACAGCAGTAACCCTAATGGGTCATAGACAAAATATTAAAAACATAAAAGCAAATGCGGCTTGGAAAAATTATGAAAATGAATTGTCTATCCAATATGAGAAACAAAAACTATTTGATAAAACTAGAAAACTTTTAAGTGCTAAAAGAGCAAGGATAGGCGCTAGTGGTGTAACATATTCTGGATCACCTTTACTTACAACAAAAGTAGATATGGAAGAATTTGAAAATGATTTATACTTTTTAGAAAAAGGATATTTTGTTAAAAATGCGGCAATGAATGCTGAAGCTACAGGTTTAATTGCTAGTGAAACTTACAAAGCAGGTGCAACATTATTACAAGCAGGAATGAGTTATCAGCAATATACACAAGGTCAAACAATGGCTAAAAAAGGTATTGGTTAATATGTATTTAATTAAAGTATGGGAACACGATAGTATGGTCTTTGAAGGAAAAAGTAAAACAATACCAAGAGTAGGTGAAGGTCATAATAATTGGTCAATTAAAAAAGATAATAATGGAATTGTAACTGAAGCAGTTTATAATCCAGTAAAATACAGAGTAACATATGAAGATACCAAGATATAATAGTGGCGATATAACAGTATCAAGTGGTAGATCACTAACAACAGGAACTGGTGCTAGTCAAGGTCTTGTTGAAATAGGTAAAACAGCAATGAATGCTGTTAATGACTATGGTGCTAGAAAAAATGCATTTGATGCTAAAATGCGTAGATTAGAAATAGAAACTAATAAGTCATTAGCTAACAGTACATTTTATGGATCAAATCAAGGTTATCTAGATAATTTAGATAGCAGAGAAGATTATCTTACACCAGATAATTGGCTAATAGATTATGAAAAAAATTTTATAAAACAAGAAACTCAATTCAAATCAAGTTTAGATGAACAAACATGGAATGAATATAAACCATTATTTTATCAATCATACTTTGAAACTAAATCTAAAATTAATCAAAAAATATCAGGTCAAAAATTAGTTAATGCTAAAATAGCGTTAGATGAAAGTAATGATAAATATAAACAAAAAATAGATAACGCTACATCATTAAAAGAAATTAAAGGTCATTATGATTTTTATAATCAAACATCATTAAAAGGTAATGTAACTACAGGTTTGTTTAATGATGAAACATATCAAGAATTATTAAAAGATACTAAAACTTGGACTAACAATAAATATTTAATGTTTCAAGCTAATGAAGGCGCACAAACACAATCACCAGCAGGTTTTGTTGAAATAGATCAAGGTGTTGTTTTACAAAGATTAAAAGATAAAAATTTTGAAATAAAAGATATTGATGGAAATGTATTAACGCCAGATGATGATTTAAGAAAAGAAATGATTAAAGAAGCTAAAACGCTTTTTGATAATCAACAAGCTACATTTAAAAAACAAACTGAAATAAAAGATCAAGGACAAAAAACTGATTTTACAAATGAAATTATTGGTTTAGAAGCAGGTAATGCAGATGCAGTTAATAATTCTAAAACATTTTTAACTAGATTAGAACAATCTGATTTATCACCAGACGTTAAAATATCTCTTAAAAATTCATTTAATACTGCTATTAAAAATATGACATCTGGTAAAGCAAGTTGGAATACAGCAGAAGGAATACAAGCAAAAGCAATCGTTACATCATTAGTGTATTCTGGTGCAATGGATACAGAACCAGAAAGACAAATTATTTTAGACTTGATGGCGTCTGGACATTTAAAACCAGAAGATGCAGGTAGTTTATATTCTAAATCTATTGAACTAACAAAAGGTAGAAATCAATACAAAAAAACATTATTAGATAGAGCAGTTAAAGTTGTTCTAAAAGAAGTTGGTGCTGGTGATAAAGCAGAATTAATAAAACAATTATCTAAATTAAGTGGTGCAGAAAGAATGGCATATTTAACAAGTGCATTAAGTAATGATGATTTATCTATTGAAGCATTTAATGCTGTAAACAACGTATTTCAAATTGTCGCTGAAGGTGAAAGAAAAGGATTTAGTTATGAAAATATGTTAGCTAATCAAAGATCACCTAATTATATTATTAATGATGTTATTGATACTTACAAAGCACCTATACAAGATGCTAAATTTAAAGAATTACAAAGTAAAATTAATGGTATTAAAAATGTATATGATATGACAGGTCAACAAAAATTTGACAATTATTATATATTACCATCTGAATACTTTACACAAAAAAAACCTGCATTAGAAAATATTTCTATACCTCAAAGAAAAGAGGGTGAAGATGTTTTAACTTATTTAAAAAGAGCAAAAACAATGATGACAACAGATATTAATTTACCAAGTGTATATACAGGATTAAACGTAGAAACATTAGATATAAGTGATATATTTATAACACCAGAAGTAAAATAATGAAACTAACAGCGTTACAATTAAAACAAGCTGGTTTTGATGATGAAACAATATTAGGCTTTATTGAAACACAAAGACCAATATTAAAACAAGCAGGTTTTTCAGATCAAGAAATAAATAAAACTTACGGTATAGTACCTAAATCTAGTTTAGCTATTACAGATAAAGAATTAAGTGATAATCCTAGTGATGTATATGAAAATCATCCACCATTAGGATCTAAATCTTTATTAGAAAAAAAAACAGATGAACAAACAAAAAATAACGTAGAACAAAATAAAGCACAAAAATATCAAATACAAAACAAAACTACGTTTGATTTATTAAAAGACGAAGATCAAAAAAACATATTAGGTAAAATAGACGAAGCATATAAATTATTTAAAGAAGATAATGAAGGTCGTGTAGGTTTTATATCTAATTGGATGGAAGATGTTTATCCAAATGTAACATATGACAAATCACAATTTTTAACTGACAGAGATCTTAATATTGCAGAAAGCGCAATGAATGAAATAAATAATCAAGATCTTCTTACAGCAGAAAGAACAAAAGATATTCTAACAGGTAAAGTTGGTTACGATAGAGAAAATTTTAGATACACATTTGATAAAGATTTTGTAGAAGCTGAAGCAATAAGATTAGATAAAGAAGCTAAAGAAAAATTTATAGAAGAAGAAGGTAAAAAATATCCTAAAATATTAAACACATCATATACAACTGGCCCAAATTCATTACAAATGATGGAATCTGCAAAACAGTATTATGGTGCAAATGATTTTGAAATACAAAATTTTAATGAATTTTTTAGTTTTTTATCTGCTATAGAAAGCAATAACAGAAATATACATAATCCTAATAGTACGGCGGCAGGTTATTTTCAAATGACCAAAGATGCATTTAGAACAGGTTTAAATAGATACGTAAACAGACAAACTAGAAATAATCCAGACTACCAAATAGAACAATGGGTAGAAGATGCATATGATCTTGATGATAGAACAGATTTGTTACCAGATAAACAAAAAGCAATAGCTATGGCTTATTTGTTAGAAAAAAAAGGAACAGATCCATTAATTAAAGAAGTATTAAAAGGCAATGTTGATGCTATGAAAAAATTATATAGAGAGCATTGGCATTCATCATATCAAAAAAATGAAAAAGGCGAATACATTAGAGATGAAAATAACAATTTAATATTAAGTGATTTACCAGAATTAGATGCACGTGTAGATAAATATTTTGGTGCTTGGGGTCAACTATATGAATATCAATCACCACAAATGGCATTCTTTTCATCTGATAGTCCAACTGCAAAAGCAATAGAAAAATTACCTTATGGTAAAAAAATAGTAAATGCTTTTGGTGGTCGTGGTAGATACAATGTATTTAGTAATGGGTATGATGTATCTGTTAATGGATTAATAAATAATTTTCATCAAAACTATGCAGAAAAATTAGCTAATCAAGGTTATGTAAAACCAGAAGAAATACAAGAATTGTATAGAAATATATTTATGTACCAAGAACAATCTTTCAGTAAAGAGATTATTCAAGGTGCTGTTACGTTAGTCAATGATTTGCCATTTATGGCGGCAGGTTGTTTTGCGGCATCTGGAGTAACAACTGCGGCTACAGGTGGTGTTGGTGCTATTGCTACACCAGTTGTTTGTGGTGCTGGAGGTTTTGCATTACCAGAAGTGTTAAGAGATAGTTACATGAGAGCAATAGATGCTGGTGAAGTTAATAATATTAAAGGTTGGTTTGAACATTTTGCAGATATGAAAACAGCAATAACTGCTGGTAAAACTGCATTAGTTGGTGGTGCTACGTTTGGTGCTGGTGCTAAAGTTAAAAAACTTACAGGAAGTACAGCCGCTAGACTAGGTACTGAAGTTGTTACAATGACAACATTAGGTGCATTTTTAGAAGGCCATGTACCATCAGCTAGAGATTTTGCACACGCAACAGTATTAGTATTTGGAATACATGGATCAATAAAAGGTCTTGGTGTTATGAAAGACATTTATAAAAAATATGCTGTACATCCTAAAGATGTTGTAGCAATGGCTGAAAAAGATGGTGTGTATAGAAATCAATTATTATCTGGTGAAATACCTGCAATATATGAAGAAGGTGCTGTAAAAGTATTACAAGGATTAGAAAAACAAAATAACATTAAATTATTACCACATCCTAAATTTAAAAATAATGAAGTTGTTAATATAAACGTAGCAGGTACAGAGCAAGGTAGAGTTGTTAGTAAAGAGGCTGTAGGTAATGAAAATATATTATTAATAGAAAAACCAAATGGTGAAAGAATACCTATATTAGAAAGTGAAGCAAGAAAAACAGATCCTAAACCTATAGAAGTTAAAATAGATAAAGATAAAATTACAATTAATAATAAAAAAGATAACACTTTTAAAAACAGACGTGAAGAAGGTGAATACAATAATGATATTGTAGAACTTGTAAAAGACAAAGATGGTGTTTTTGTTGTTAATGAAAATGGTGTTAAATATAAATCTACACCTTTAGAAGCATTAAATGATTTAGGGCCAAGAGTTAAAATTACATCAGCAGACGGTAAAGTTTCTAGTAACGGATCAATGATGGTTAATAATAAATTTTACCCTAAAATGTCAAAAGAAATTTTAAAAGCAAAAGAAACTAAAATGGAAGGACAGTTTAAAACTGCTAAAGATTTAGTTAATAAAGTATTTAATGGAATGTCATCTAAACATAAAAAAGCATCTATTGTATTTGGTGTAAATGGTGGAGGACAATCTGGATCTAGTGTTGATATTGTAGTAGGTCGTATTGGTAAAGAATATGTAGGTATTAGTAGAAAAGCATATAATGAATTAGCTAAATTTACAGATGTAGATGGTAAAACTAAAAAAGCTACAATGGTTGGTACAGACAGTACATCACCATTAGCATTTTTACATCCAGAAACAAATGAATTGATAGCGTTATTAGCACCTATAAAATTAAGAAATAATTTATTAGCACAAGCAAATAGATATTTTAAAGATCATAAGATCCGTGAAGATATGGATGGTATGCATTTTGATAGAGTACAAAATTCTAAAAGCGGTGATAACTGGGGAATACCAAATGATGCATACAGAGCGCCAGAAAGACCAATGGGTGAAAATAGTGCGAATTGGAAACAATTATTTAATTCACCAAAAGGAATAGACTTAATTGATTTAGTACAACTGTACAAAACATTTGTAGAAAAATCACCAGAGTTAAATAAATTACCAGAAGGTCTTAATGGTTATTTCCAATTTAAAGGAAAGAAATCACCACGTATTGTAATCAACGAAGCATTACAAAAAAACCCAGAACAATTTATGATGACGTTTGCACATGAATTAGGACACTTAATTGATTACTTACCAGATGCATCATTAAAAAGAGGTAACATACTTGGATCTATAGCTAGTTTAAAAGGTTATATGAATAAATGGATTGCTGGTAAGAATGATGGCGCTAAACCATTAGATCCAAAAGAAATAGCACAACTTAAAAAACAAGCAGAAAAAGTAGCTAAAGAAAATGAAAAAAATACAAACAAAGAAATTAAAGAAGAATTAAAGATTACACCAGAAACTATATTAGAAATATTTAAAGATCCAAAAGCTAGAGAAAAAATAGACCCAGAGTTTTATAACGCATTTGTAAAACTATCTGGTTCATTAAAAAAAGAAGTTGTTAAAGATGCAATGAAGGGAATGTTCTCTCAACATATTAAAGCATTAGCAGATAGAATAAATGGTAAGAAAGTAGATCCTAAATTATCTGAAGAAGCTAATAGAATATTCAAACAAATGTTTGAAAAAGAAATTAAAGAAAGAGGATTAGTTAATAAAGAATGGATTACACAAGAATTAAAAAATTTATCAATGAAATGGAAACCATTTAATAGAGCCGCAGATCCTAAATACACAGCATACAGAGATGGCCCTAGAGAATTAATGGCAGATTTTATGATGGCTTGGTTGTTAAGACCAAACTGGGTTAAACACAATGCGCCTAGAACATATGAAATGTGGAATTACTACATTGATGCAAAACCAGAAGTAAAAGCAAATTGGGAAAAAATACAAATGGAAATCCACGCTGGGCCAAATGCTAGATATGGTGAAGTATTTAAAGCTATTGGTAAAATGTCTAGAGATGTAAACAAAGAAATATTAGACAAGGTAGAAAAAAATTGGAGGCCAGATCAAGTTGATGTTTTAGGTCAAGAAGCAATAGATAGTTTTTTTTGGATTTACAGAAGATTAGGCGGTACTGGTAGAGAAAGATGGCATAGTCCATTTGCTAAAGAATTAAACTGGGCAATAGAAAATTACAGATACAGACACGCTAAATTAAAAAGATACATGGATGAAATGAGTAAACACGTAATTAGACCAGCACGTGATCTTGGATATACTGAACATGAAATTCATACAATGTTATTATTAAGAAATATTGCTGAAAGTACACAAAGAGAAGGATTAGTATCATCATTAGGAATACGTAAATATAATCCAGATTTAGCTAAAAAATTAGAAGTTAGGGATGCTACAGAATTATTTAATGAATATGCTAAATTACACCCAGAGTTATTAAGAATAACAGATAGTTTTTATGAAGTTAGACAAAGAATGATTATACCAGAAATAAAAGAAAGTGGTATGTATGATGCAGAATTAATTTCTAGATTAGAAAATAACAGAGAATATATAACATTTAATGTTAAAAAACATTTATTAAAACGATTAGAAAAATATGGTGCTAACTCTGTAGCAACAAGACATTTAAAATCATCTAAAGGTACATTAGACGAAATACAAAACGTATTTAATGCTACTATGGAAAAAGATATGCTTTTACTTATTGAAGCTAAAAGACATAGAACAATGGCTATGACAGTACAATGGTTAAAAGATAATAAGTCGTGGTTAGAAACATATAGAGGATTAGACACAAAAGATCCAATTATACAAAAACCTAAATTTATACGTAAAGGTGTTTTAGAACCTCCACCATTAGGAATGGAAGTATTTAATTATATGAAAAATGGTGAGTTACAAACTTGGTTTGTAAACAAATATGTAGCTAGAGCATTTAGAGCAAATCCTTTTGCAGAGATGCAAATGTTTAGATGGATGTCATTAACAGGTGATGTGTTTAGAAAATTCTTTACAGAATATAATCCTGCATTTTGGCCTGTCAATATGGGTAGAGATTTAAACAGATCTGTTAAACTTTTACCTAATGCTAGATATTTAGATATTACTGGTATGGGTAAAAATTCTTTAATTAAATATTATTGGAAAGCTATAAAACCTGCATATAAATCAATCTTTGGTGATGGTACTAGATTAACAAGATGGATGGAAGAAGAAGGTTTTTTAATATCAATGGTAGAAGGATATAGAGGTCAAGCAGGATCAAAGGCTTTAAGAGAAGGTTTAGATCCAGACACATATATGCTTGAAAGATTATTAAGTGATACAGCTAAAAGAGAAGGTGGTCTAGGTGGATTATATGATAGAACATTTGGTGAATTGTTTAGTAAATTAGGTAACTTTGCTAGAGTTTTTGAACGTGTACCAAAAATAGGTGGTGTATTATTTTTAAGAGATCAAATTAAACGTGGCAAAATTAAGATGGATGATAAAGAAATGATGTTACGTATTCAAAGTGAAGTTGGTTCACCAAACTTTTTAAGACAAGGTAGATTAAATTCATTTACTAATAATTTATGGTTATACTCTAATGCATTTAAAGAAGGTTGGAGAGCAGATATAACTAGATTTAAAGAAGATCCTAAATCAGTTGGTGGTAAATTTATAGCATATAACGTAATGCCTAAAGTTTTACAAAAAGCAATGGAAATAGGTTTTTTCGGTACAGTATTAGGATATGCATACAAATACGGAATATCAGAATGGGATAGAGTAAACTATATACCAATAGTATTAGGTATGACAGAAGATGGCAGACCAGTATATTTTAGAATACCACAAGACGAAAGTTCAAGATTGATTAATGGTATGTTGTATAAAATGATGGGTATTATTGATAATGATGATGGTAGTGCAGGTGTATTAGAAACACCAGCAGATTTATTTGGATATTTAGGCACATCTGGCCTTCCTTCAATGAACCCTGTATTTAATATGTTTGGTGATTTATTTACATGGATACAAGGTGATACACCTTATGATGATTGGCGTGGTACTACTGCTATAGATCAAACAACTGATAAAGCAGGTGGTGTTAGAAAAAATTTTGAATTACTTAAATGGTTTTTAAACACATATACAGGTCAAGGTTTTTACAAATTCAAATCAAATGACATGAATGAGATACAAAGTGAAATAGAAAAAATATTAGATCTTCCTATTATTGGAAGACCAATAAGTAGATTTGTAAAAGTAGGACAACATCCAGCAGTAGAATATATGAAGAAGGGTGAAGATGGTCTTGAAGCATATGACAAAGCAGATGCTAATTTAACACTAGATTACAAAGAAGGTATTAAAAACTTAACTGAAGGTAAACCATTAGAAGAAAAACACAAAAGAGCATTAGCTACTAAAAACCAAGATTTATTAAGTAATAATATGATGCTACAGCGTATAATTCAAATGGCTGGTGGTGACATTTTAATGCAAGAAATAATGACTGAAAAAAATAATAAAAAGCGTATAATTATGATGTACAAACTAATTGATTACATAGAAAAAACAGATAGTAATTATCCTTTAGACTTTAAAAAGAAAGAAGAAAGTGATAATATAGAAGAATAATATGACAATATCTACAACTATAATTAAAAACAGTTATTCTGGTGACGGGTCAACTACCGTATTTCCATATACATTTAAGATTAGTGCTGAAGCAGATATACAAGTTATTATCAGAGCCGCTAACGGAACAGAAACTGTAAAAACTTTAACTACAGATTATAGTGTTAGCGGAGTAGGATCTGCTAGTGGTGGTAATGTTA